AAAAGAAAAGACCCTCACTCGCACATGACAACGAGTGAGGGTCTAGCACTAGCACACACTAACAAAATGGACGCCCTCTCGCCTTCAACCCAAAGACGAGAGAGCAGTTGAGAATCTACAGCACAAGAGAATCGCAACGATGAAAATATGCCGTTGACAATCATGTGGCGCAAGGATAATCGTAATAAATCTACAGCACAAAAGTAGATATCGTAACCACTGGAAATCGAGATTGTGTCGAGCCACTGGCGAAGGCAGGAGCCGCGCATAACCCTCGCGGCTTAATTCGGAGGACACACACTCCAACCTCATTGCGCTCCGATTTGAGAGCAGGCTAATCCTTGGGCTGTGGCATGAGAGACGCTTTTCGTCATATGTGATATTGATCTGATTTCAGATCCCACTTTTATCTTTTCTATTTTCTTTGGGGGGTTTCTTTTTATCTTTTCTTTTTAACGCTGGGTGATCAATTCTAACCTTCTATGGAAATCAAAACATCTCAACAGATTGAGCAAATCGCTCTCAAGAAGCTAATCCCTTACGCTCGCAATAGCAGGACGCACAGCGACATTCAGGTGAGTCAGATCGCCGCCAGCATCAAGGAGTTTGGATTCACCAACCCTGTGCTAATTACCGACGAGTGCGACATCATCGCAGGGCATGGGCGTGTGTTAGCCGCTAAAAAGCTGGGACTGGATTCAGTACCCTGCATTAAGCTGGATCACCTGACAGAGACCCAGCGGCGAGCCTACATCATTGCAGACAATCAACTGGCACTGAACTCAACATGGAGTTTTGATATGCTTTCTGTTGAAATTGACGAGTTAAATGACGCCAAGTTTGATGTGTCGCTACTTTCCTTCACCAACGAACAACTGGCAGAAATGATCGGATCTCCTGAAGAACCAGTAGATAATGGCCTGAAAGCGGATGAAAAGGAGAGAGAAACGTGCATTTGTCCCAAGTGTCATCATGAATTTGTAAAGTAGTTATTACTTGCCCTTGGCTTCTAAATAACATATCACAAACTAATGGCTACACCAATTTTAGGGATGTTGCCGCCTTCTGGCTGGCATTATATTGAGGGTGATGTCCGTATCAACGGCGTCACCTACGATAGCCTGATCCAGAATGTGGAACATTTCCGCGCCGAAAACCATCTTCCTAGTGGAGATGTCGAGGGCGATGTAAATAGCTTTATCTGTTCCAACTGGCCTCAGTTCTGTCATGGCGTTGACATGGTAGCAATTACTTCTGTTAACCCTGAGACCGACACGATGGCGTTGCTGAATGACATCCAAGCATGGGCTAAGAATCTCCAGCAGAGTCAGGAGCCGATCAACATGGTGACTGATGAGCTTGCAGAGCAAAGGGCAAAGACCTGCCGCAATTGTCCTGAGAATGTCAACTGGCGCGGTGGCTGTAGCTCCTGCATCTCAACAACCGAGAGGCTGACCGCTGGCGTCAGGCAGGGTCGCGACACGGCGTCCAGTGCTGTGCTTGGAGGTTGCAAATCAATGCGTCACGACAATAGGACGGCAATCTTCATCGACAAGGATCAATTCTTAAAAGCAACAAACCTGCCTGCTAACTGCTGGCTCAATACATAATTATGGCAAACCTAAAGCCTCTTCCTCCCAAAGTCACCGATTACTACAGCACGAAATCCGCTCGCGTTGTCGATGTCCACGACAAGCCGCGCATTCTGAATCTGGATGTAGTCAATCCTGACAATGGTAATCTGGATGTTGTCAACAAGGACACCATGCAGGTTCGCAGGACATTCAAGGATGCGACTCAGGCGCACTCAGCCTACCGCAGGCTGAAGCAACAAAATGTTGAGAGGAATAGGAAGAACCAATTGATTCAGAAGAAGCTGAACAACGAGCCGCCTTATCAGGCAAAGAAGCTGGAGAGCATGGGTCAAAACTGGAGGTCAAACAGGCCGACAGGATTCTTGTCTACGATGGTCAGCCGAATCCAGCCTCCCTTCAAGCAGGTGATTGAGCAGGCGGCTACGCTTACCTTTGCGCAGTACCCAATCGATTCGCTAGACGCCGAGAACAAGACAAAAGTATTCCGCGAAGAGATCACCAAGTGCATCAGGGGATGGAAAGGTTTTGACGACTTGGTTGCACAGATCGTCCATGAGAATACGACCTTTGGATTCTGTGGTATGTGCTGGGATGACCTGCGCGACTGGAAGCCTGAATTCCTTCGCCAAGATTATACCTTCTTCTCTATTGAGACTCCCCAACAAACTGACCAGACGCCGATCTGGGCGCGAAAGAGACGCTATCAGATAGCAGAATTGCTCCCAGTTTTAGAACAGCCTGAACTTTCTGCCGCCGCTGGCTGGCACATCAATCACCTGATCCAGTCAATCAACCAAGCAATACCTGCTGGCAGGACGCTTGACGCAGACGACGACGCTCGCAGGTACGAGGATTGGATCAGGGAAGGTTCATACGGCGCATCATACGAGAACGACGCGAAATATGTTGAGCTTGGTGAGATCCTAGTTCGTGAACCGCATGGCAAGATCAGCCGATTCTTATTTGACGATAAGAGTGGTCTTGAAATCTGCACGCAAGTAGATCGCTACAACAAGATGAGCGAGACGCTCGCGTTGTTCAGTATTGAGATCGGTAGCGGCAACCTAATGTCATCTCGCGGAGCAGGCAGGGATCTGTACAACACCCATGTCGCCGTCGAGAAAGCTCGCAACCTTGTGGTGGATAATACCTACCTGAAGGGACTGCTGTTGCTGAAGAAGGGGCCAAACGCAAAAGTTGGCGTGCCTCCGCTTTCCGTTCTTCACCCTGTCGGATACATCTCCGAAGGTTACGAGGTCATCCCACAGCAATTGCCAGCAGATGTTGACGACTTCCTAAAGTTGGATCAGTTCATTACTGGGCTGGCTGAGATTCAGGTAGGCACATTCTTGCCATCGGCTCCTGTCGATAACAGCGGACAAAAAAAGACCGCATCTGAGGTCAATCGCACTGCCGCCATTGAGAACCAGCTTCGTGAGGGAATTCTCACGCGCTTCTCTCGCCAATTTTCTCAGGCCGTCGAGCGTATGCAGAAGGGAATCTGTCACCCTGAACACATCAAGGCGGCGGCTGACTTGAAACAAAAGATGGATGTCGTCAAACAATCCGAGCCAAACGCAGTCTGGGCGCGCAGGGAAGTTGTTGATGCATTTGATCGTAGCCTAATGGAAATGCCTCCGTTCATGGTTCCCTTTGATGTTCCTGAACACCTTGACGAAGACGCAATCAATTGCGTGTACGATATGCTCCAGAAGAACATCCCTCCTTCTGACATCCTCCTCATGGCATACTCACCTGCCAGCCAGCTTCTTCAGGACACAACTCCTCAAGACAATGTCATCCTTGACAGCCTGATCCAACGATACATGGGCAATCCTAGCATCAATCAGGACGAGCTTATCAAGCTGGACTGGAGCAGGAAGCTGGGCGAAACAACCGCCAACAGCGTCATCCTACCAAAAGATCAGGTCGAAGCAATTGCCATCGAAGCCACGCGCCAGCAGGTGTTGGAACTTCAGGCCATCATCGCAGGTCAGGACATCCCTGTATCGCCACGCGACAACGACATCGTCCACCTCGACACGATGAGCCAGAAGCTGATGCCAGTCATCGCCCATGTCCCAAAGGGTGGATTGCCACAGGAAGGAATTGCACCGCTCATGGCGGCGATGAAGCACTATGTCGCTCACATTCAGGCCGCAGAGGCCAAAGGCGCAATGCCAAAGCAGACTCAAAAGTACAGGCAGGCCGCAAAGGAAGCATACGCTCACCTCACGGCTGGTCAGGCCGCGCCTCCTGCCGAGAATGTCATACCTGCCGCAATGCCACATGGTCATCGCGGTCATGGTGGCGGTCACGCAGGAACATCAGTAGCGCAGGAAAAAAACCTTCAACAACAATACCAACAACAAAATCCTAGCCAACAGGGAATGGTTGCCAATGTAGCCAATCCTCCGAGGCCAGTAACAGCGGCGTAAGCCAAACAAAACTATGGGCGGACATAACAACAACTTGCCAGATTCACGCAACTTTGTGGATTACTCACAGCCGAATAAATTCATGCCAGTCGCGGCTGATCGCAACATTCCTGAAGCTAAATTCAATTCACAGGGAGACATGATCCTCACGCCAGAAGAGCAAAAATTCGATGAAGCCGCTGGAAAAGTTGAAAAGGCAGGGATGCTCAAACCAATCGCTAAACCTACACCTACTCCCAAGAACGGACTGACATCAATGAGTCCCAATTCTTACGGACGCGATGCCAGCAAGCCACTATCATCCGAACAGGCAATCGATATTGGATTGGCATAATATTGTTGACATACATTAATTAGTGTCAGAAAACCTATGCGTCTTCTGACACAACAAATAAATTATGAATTGGGAAACATCTGACTCTGCACGATTTCGCGAATATCATCAAAAGTCTGGAGGAAAGCTAATCGGCTTTCTTTACTCCCAAATTCCACCAACTACTGGAAAAACAATTGAGTCAGTTGCCCTTGAGGCAAAGTACAAGGAAGGCGCGGAGTTCATCCTGCGCCAGATGAATGACATACTCTTAGACGAAAACAAAAATGATGATGCTTCGTCGGCGTCATTTGTGTCGATGTAATCAATTATGGAAGAAGAAAACCTAGTACCAGAAATCACCGCCGCTAACCGCGATGGTGGAGCCGCAAACCTCAACGCTGATCCAATCAGCAGTGATGTTCATCAATCAATCGATTCGCTTCTCGACGAGGCGGAAAGAGAAACAGGAGTAGAACCACAACCAGAACAAATACAATCCAATGAAGACACTACAACACTTGATAGCATCTCTGGAACAGAGAGCGAACAGCATAACGAAATCACTCCAGAGCCTGTTCAAACAGGTACAGAAGTGCCACAACCAGAAGCTGGAGTCGAAATTTCACCCAGTTCCGTTCAAGAACAAAAAGCCGAAATCGATCCAGAAATTCTCGCCATCGAACAGCCGAGGAACCTCTCCGAAAAGAATCAAAACAATTGGAGGAAGTTGCAAGAAACCGCTAGCGAGTACAAAAAGCAAGCGGCGGAAGCCGAAATGTTGCGGCAACGACTAGCCGAAGCCCAACAACAACAGGTACAGGCTCCAACAGATTACGAAGAGCTAAAGAAGTTCAGGCAAATCTTTGATATCAAAAACGATCCTGAGTTCCAGAGCAAGTACACTCAGCCAATCAATACGGCGAAGGAAAACATTTACAGCATCATGCGAAAGAATGGTGCTACGGATGATCTCATCGCCAGCATTGAGAAGGCAGGTGGCCCAGACAAGGTTGACGACAAGTGGTGGCAGAACAATGCCATCAACAAGCTGGGACTGACAGACGCCGAAAAGCTCAAGCGTAGCCTGATCGATGTGTCAGACCTGAAAGAAAAGCAGGAGGCTGAGATCGCGCACGCCGCTGAGAACGCAGAGCAGATCCTTGAACAGCGTCAGAACCAAGCAAGGGACTGGTATCAGAAAGAGACAACGGAAGTACGAGATTATGTTAACCAGCTTACAAAAGAAGTACCTTGGGCAAGATACCAAGAGCCTCCTGAGAACGCTACTCCTGAACAGGTCGAGAAGATCCAGCAACACAACAAGAATGTTGCCGCGCTTGAAGGAAAATTCAACAGCGCGCTGTGGCCTAAGACCGCCAACGAGCGCGCGTCAATTGCCGCCGCCGCAGTCTACAGCGACATCTTGAGTGTAAGCCTACAAAATGAGCAATCTGCAAAGGCCGCTCTGGAGGCGCAGGTTAAGAAGTTGTCTGATGAGAACAGCAAGCTCAAGGCGTCTGGAAGGATGCCGAAGCAAAATGTTACGACTCAGTCTGTCAACAAATCCAACGATCTCCAGTCACGAATCAAGATGAATGCGTCCGACGCCATTGATCTTGGACTTGACGAAGCTGGCGCATAATTATGGCAATACTTGATCCTATCTCCACTCCCATGCAGGAGCGGACAATGAAGGCTACCGACTCACCGAATCCGTTCATGACACCGATCCCACCTCCTCGCAGGTTGGACGGAAGACCAGTCGCTCCAGTTGTTCCTATTGTGACACAGCCTGAACCAACGCCTGAACCTGAACCTGAACCTGAACCAGAATATCCAACTGGAGAAACGCTAGCAGATGGGCCTGTAGTTCCAGATGAAATCAGATTAGAGCATGAAGTTCTTGGAATTCCCCAAACAGCAGTTAAGCGCGGTAGAAAACCAAAACAGCCAATTGAAAAGTCAGAGCCAGTCAGAGTTACTACAATCATCGAATCGCGAACCAAAGAAGGGTTACCTTCGTACCGCTGTGAGTTTGCTGGTCGCGACATCTTTGTTGGTTGGCCTTGGTATAAGTCTTCTAATCCTGTCACTGCCGCCGTCAATGTGGCGATGGCATTAGACTTCGGTAAAGATAAGATCCGCTTCGACATGAGTATCGGTGACGCGAAGATTGAACACTCTCGCAACCGCCTCGCTCACAAGTTCCTTGAGACAGACGCCAAGTGGCTACTGATGATGGACGATGACATCATTCCATCAATCGGACGCCCAGCTTGGTTCAGGTACTGGGTTCAGGGAGCTAGAGCGATAGGAGACCTTCCGCTACAACGACACCTGCTACACAGGCTTATAGGCGCAGGAAAGAACCTTGTAGGCGCGGCTTACTTCGGTCGTCAGGAGGGAGGAGCCATTATGTGCGCAGATCCTTTGCTAGCACCGCGAGCAAAAGCCTACGAAGATGCGATTGTGCCAGTCGATTGGGTAGGAACTGGCTGTATGCTAGTCCACCGAAATGTATTTAACGACATTAAAGAAAAGTTTGGCGATAGCCTAAAGATTGATGTCCCTGACTACGAATACGATTACTTCCGCCCATTCGACAGCGCAAGGGGAGAGGATGTTTCGTTCTGTCTCAGGGCAAGGCAAGCAGGACACCAACCTCACATCGACCTTGGACTTCCTGTGTTCCATGTCGGCTACAAGACATACTAATGAAAGTCTACGCCTACTATCAGAACATCGCCCAGTCAAGGCAAGGCGAGGAATTCGCCTGCGCCAACTGGTGGAAGACTAGCTGGACAGACAGAGGCTGGGAGCCAGTCATGCTCAACAGGAGCCACGCTCTAGGAAGTCCGCTCTACAACAAACTCCAGCAAAA